ATAAATTTTTCCATCACACTCTCCTTCGTTCACACAGGTAGGGTAGTGTACCCACTTCCTACATTAGCCTATGCATTAACCACAATACTAGTGTTTACTACTGTTTATGCTGCTTTTAAAAATTTAATAAATAAAGGGTATTATACACTACCTATATATTTAACCTCTTATAAATCAATGACTTAGCTCAAATCAACATCAGTGTACAGTAAAGTGTACAGTGTGTAATCACCTCACCCTATTTCACAACATTTGATAGCGAGTCGTAACATACAACAACACACACCAACACGCGACAGGTCAGTGTAAGGTAGCCACACCCTCATCTGTCACTACCAAATCCTCCACCTCACCCACGATCTCCACGCCCGATCCTTCGGCCATAAGCTCCGCTTCTTCGCGTGTATCAGCAAGTAAGTTAGGTCCGGCGTAACACAAGCCATCATCCCAGAACATCGTGAGAAAGATCCTCACTCCTCCTCCAGATAACGTGCGACCATGATCCCACCAACCACCACAAGAACAGGTAATGCAGCAAAAAATGCGGCGATAACACTAACGGTCAGCGCAAGATAGGATAGTGCCGAGCGCAGATGGCTCGACTTAATAATCGTCTGAGCTGTATCCAGAATACTTGACGCTTGTGTCCTGATCTGGTTTATCGTAGTCAAGATCGTAGACTTTCTTTCCATTTGACCTCCTT